GCCAATCCTGTTGCATTTCCTTCCTTATCCCTGTGCTCGTGACCTTCTAAATCTAAATTCACATGCATCTCAAGGATCTTATAACGATCATCTGTCGTGGCTCTAAACCCCAACTTCTCCGCTATCTTCTTTTCAATCTCATCTAACGTATTGTCTGGGTCACCCAAGTTCACATCACGGTAAAAGCCAGCAATCTGTAGCCTGATCAGCTCATTCTCAGTCTTCCTCATCACATGCGTGATGCGCTCAGCTGACATCAAGCTCGATGCGCCATAAGGAACCACCAAGTCTTCAGCTGGAATGTACATCGATACCTGTCTATCTAGACTGGGATCTACATACACCTTCTTAAATCCGTTGCCTGATAATCCCACACCCCATAACATTCTTTCATGTTCGGGTCTGTATTCCTGCATCCTGTCCGTCAACTCATAATTCATGTCCTCTACGACACGGTGCATGGCCTCTTTCTTCTCTGGCGTCTCTTTCCCAATGATCTCACCCCTCACAGGGCCAGCCGCTGGAAATGTTTCCATGATCGTCTCTGACTGGAACTTGATTACCGCTTCAGCCAGCACAGGATGGTACACGCCACATGCACCCTCCCATGGCTCATTCCTCTCCTCAATCTTCAGTCCCAGTAACTCTAGGCCATCGACATAGGTTTGGATCCAATCTTTCCTTGAGTCCAAATCCGATTGGAACTCACCAACCAAGTCTCCACCAATCTGTAGAAGAATACTTTCAGGCAAACTTTCCGCCAAGTTCTCCTCAAAGTCATCGATCTCCTTGCCCATGTGGATTTGAACATCCCCCATGTCAATGTTTACACTCTCGGGATCCTCAATCTCTATCTCCACATCTGGACCCATCATGGGTAGTCCAGCTGGCGTTGCATACAAGGCTTTGTCGATCGTCATATTGGTCCTTTAATAATAAGCTCTTTTGCGTCTGAATTCTCTTGGCTCATCTGGCTCATCGGTCTGTAGAGAAATAAATCCACCCCTCCTAAACCTCAATAATGCCTGTGTCGTTGAGTCCACCAAGTCATCGTGATCTGAATTGGGAAAAGCCGCCAACTCCTCAATCACTTCCTCCGCCCACCTCTTCCTCGGAGCCCAGATCTTACCACTCGCAAACAAATCTGATACAGAATTCACCCTAGATATCTTATCGTTTCCTCTCGTTGGCGTAAACTCTTGAACAGGAATTCCCATCCTCCTCAGCTCAAATATCAACGGAGCTCCACTCGCCTTTGCCTCCACAATGAACGCATCTGGCTGAAACTCCTGATACATCTCCATCGCCCTTGTCTTTAACTGAGGAAACTCCATCCTTTCCTTCAGAGCATCCAACAAAATAATATTTGGATCCTGTGGGTTTTCATTCAAATAAAAAACACCCCAAGTCGTACACGCTGAATAGTCAGCCCTCTCACTCTTCGTAAAAGCCGTATCCCATGACTGAATGATAAACTCACAAGGTGGTGGTCTATCCTGTTCCCAGATTTGCCACCACTCCCTCTTGACCAACGCACCTTCTTCTGACGTTGGATCCTGCTGGTACTGCGCTTGCCACTTGGCCAGTGGTAACTCTTCCCTCAGCTTAGACAACTCATCATAAGACCAAAACTCAGGCCACAAAGGCTTCTCATTCCTCTTGATCGCAGGTAACTGGATGATCTCCCACTCATCCCCGTCCCTGTCAATCATGGCCTGACAAACTTTGCCCGTCAGGTCCCTCTTCGACCATCTCGTCATCACGATCACAATCGATCCACCTGGCTGTAAACGCTGTCTAGGACCCGATGTATACCACTCATACACCTTGTCAAACACACTCGGATCCGAGGACGCTAACGCTGCTTCCTGTTCCGAATGCGGATCATCAATAATAAGCAAATCAGCGCCCTTACCAGTGACTGTACCGCCAACACCAATAGCAAAATACTCCCCATTAGAATTAGTGGACCAACGGCCAGCAGCCTTAGAATCAGATCTAAGAGCCACATTCGGGAATACCTTGGAATACGTTTCTCCATCTACCAGATTCCTTACTTTACGTCCAAACCCTACCGCCAGTTCCGCAGTGTTTGAACATTGGATGATCTTCTTATTAGGGAACTTGCCGAGATACCAAGCTGGTAATAAATAAGAAGCAAATTCGGACTTAGTATGTCTCGGAGGCATGTTGATAATAAGCCTTTTAGTCTCTCCACGAGCAATCTCCTCAAACTTCTTTGCCATCAGTTCATGATGATCCCCATGAATAAAACCAGGCCACATCGTCTTCACAAACGCCATGAAGTCAACCTGACCTTCCTCCCTCGTCACAGCATCACTGTAACCCTGCACCAAAGGCATCAGCGTGGCCCTCTCCTCCTCTGGAAGAAGATCCAACAAATACTCCAATACCTTATCATCCATTTAAATTCCTCACGGCCTGATACTCCTAGCCTTTCCCTTCACTCCCTTACATATCCCTAACTTCACCAAAGCCCACATCTTCCTGTTCACATTCCCTCTACCCGTCTCCCCAGTAATGTACATCACATCCTCTATGGACGGCCCAAACCCATGCGCCTTCCACCATTCATCTATCACGTGATATATCTCCTTCTGCGCTCTGGTCATCTCTTTCTCCAAAATATATACCCCACCTACCCTTTTTCTACCCAATTGGAAGGGGGTGGGTTCATCCCTCCAACTGATAATTCACCTTGCACGAAACTTACAACCCCTCCCCCTTGAAAATTAAGTTGTTGATTTTGTTTAGGAATTTCGGTCACTGTTGCACGTGCAACAGTGAGATTTTCAGCTACAGGCGGTGATTCTTTGTGCTCGGGAATGCTTTCAAGCGGTGATTCTTTGTGTGGAATACTATGCAAGTGGCCGATGGTCGCATTTTGAAAAAAGGGGGGCTGGGGTACGGTGGGAGGGCTCAAATCGGGATTTTGCACGGGTGTGGCCCCTGGAATGCTGGCCGCCAGAGGTTCGAGCCCAGCTGGACCAATGGCCTGTGATGCGTCCATCGATGTGGAGGGCTTGAGAATCTCGAGGTCCTGCACGGGTTCGGCCTTTCCCGTGATGCGCTCCAGCAGCTCTTGTGCGGAATGCTTTCGCCTGGTGTCAATCGATGCGCTGGTTTGAATGGCCAGCTTGAGAGATTGCAGCAGCTTGTCTCGCATGCTAGATGCGTCCAGCGTGTGGACCACCTCCCTGCGCTCACTGAATAGAGCAACCTCTGTCATTTTGCCCACGAGCTCGAGCGCTTTTAACTGCTGGGCTGGGGCGATTCCATCATTTAACGCCATGCTTGTAAGCTTATGGATCGCCATGGTCCTGATTCGAGCGGGTAGAAGATATTCCTCTGCACTTTTGGCCGCTTCCAGGGCGGTTATGTACGTGGCCACGCTGGGCTTGTTTGCGATTTTCTGAGAATCCCGTCCAGCTGTGCGGTTGGAGCCTTTGTGATCATAGGCTCGCCTATATGCTTCGGTTTTGTTTCCCGTGGCCACCACTTGCTCGGCAAAGCGCTTTTGTTTGGGTGTGAGTTTAATATTTGCCTGGGCGCCTAGAATGATCCGCTCAATTGGGATCTGTTTTATCCCTTCGGCTATTTGCTGCTTAGTTAGTTTGGCCATATAAGTACATTTTGAGTATTGGATAGGGTTAGAGTTTATGCTTTTAATAGTGTTATTGCAACACTGGGCTGTTCCGCTTCGCTTTTTTAGCCCCTAATCGATTACCAGGCGCTCATTTATTCAAAATATTTTAAAAAAGCTCTTGAAATCTATTGACAATTGCCCCACAATGTCGGTAGGTCCACATGGACCAATTCGACTGCTAGCGAATTAATCAACTTAAAAGGGGAAAACATGTATTCAATTAAATCCGTACTAATGAAGCGTGACGGCTACACCGAAGCCGAGGCGCTCGAGCTAATCGAGGAAGCCCGAGAGCTCGTGGCCCAAGGGGAAAACCCAGAGCGTGTGCTACGTATTGAATTCGGCCTTGAGCCTGATTACGTATGGGAGCTCATATGACTAAGTTTTGGGGCTTTTATATCATCAAGGCGGCCGTGTGCTTGGCTGGGTTCGGTGTGTCAGTAATGCAGGGCGAGCCGAGCTCAACGCTTTTAACCGTGGCCGCTTTGTCCATCGTTTGCATTCCATTATTCTATTTTCTGGAGGATTAAAATGATTCATTTAACATTAACTGGGATATATGCAGGGGTTCGACTCTGCAATACAAGCCGAGAGGATGGCGAGCAAAACGCACACGCTATTTATGCACCAATCGAAAAACCCGAATTTAGGGCGCTTTGTTGCCCTGCGTGTTTAACTGTATGGGAAAAACCCGAAACGGAGGAATCATGATTCAATTGAGCAAAACATCTAAATTAGACGGGATCATGAGTTGGTCGCTACAAGCTCTGGAAACTTGCCCTGGTTCAAAAGAAAAGGGCCAGCTGGTTCCTGCGTGTGCTGGTTGCTACGCTACAACTAATTTTTATTTAATGGATTCCGTCATTCTTCCACGTGAGATAAATCGAACCGATTGGGAGCGCTCGGGCTGGGTGGCCGATATGGTCCAAGCCCTGGACAATTCCCGCTATTTTCGCTGGCTGGATTCGGGGGATCTCTATAACGTGAAGCTGGCCGAAAAAGTTTATAAAGTAATGAAGGCCACGCCTTGGGTTAACCATTGGCTGCCGACTCGCATGCATAAATTTTCTAAATTTAAAAAAGTATTTGACAAAATGCAAGCTTTGCCGAATGTGTCGGTTCGGTTTTCCAGCGACTCCGTCACGGGCCAATATGTAAAGGGCCTTCACGGTTCAGTCATTATCCCGACTCCAGCCGATCTGCCAAGGGGCGCTAAGTTATGCCAAGCTTATGCCAATGGCGGAAAATGTTCGGGTTGCCGTGCATGTTATGACAAAAAAGTGAAGTTAATCGCTTACCCTGCCCACGGTCATAAAATGGCCAAAGTTATAAAAATCGAGGTATCAAAATGAAATTAAAACCCCAGCTCATTAAATTAATCAATTCCGATCCTATCGCTTATATGATGGTCTTAGAGTCAATTGTGCGATACACCGATGAGGTGGCCGAGAGCACGCCAGCCGACTACCCCGAAAAGTGCTGGATTCATCCCGAGCTATGGATTAAAACGGCTCAGGATATACAACACACGCTCAAAATATAAACCTGAAGCCCCACGGGTTGGGGCTTTGGGGTGCTATTTTGCACTTGTTAAGGGGACTATATGCAATTTTCTTTTAATTCTAGGGCCATACCTCGAGCGCTGGCCCGTTCAATTCTAATCAATTCCTGCCAAAACCAAAGCGCCCAGCAGTTATCGGAGCTCTTTAAGCTGGCCACCCAAGGCGATGAGCTGGCGATTCGGTTCCTGGCAGCCTATAACATTGGGGTGCACCCGTGAAACCTCTAATTTTATTTACTTATTCCCTGGCTGCAATTTTTTTAATCACGATTTTAATTGCACTCGGATGGGAAATCGGAAATCTATTCACTGGGCTGGGGCGTTTTTTGCGCCAATTTTTCTGAAAGGGCGAAAATGAACAAAGATCAACTCATCAAAGCTTTAATCCAATATGAGCTTCAATTCCTGATCGATAACCCACAATGGCTGGAAGATACAGTAAGCTTTTTTGCCGCTGGAGGGTTTAACGATATGAGTTATGAGGTTTTGAGAAATTTATACAAGCAACACTTGGAGGTAGTATGAGCCCTCCACCGCTTTGGCAACAAATCATAGGCGGTATTGTCACCGCCCTTTGTATATATCTCATGCTACTATTGGCGTTTTATTAAAGCTTTTGGGTCTGAATCAAGACCCTTTTTAATGCCTGTGACGCTTTAAACTTCCCTACTCTCATATGATAATCATTGAAGTCCTCCCCGACTGTGCCAGAGATCCAATACGGCTTGCCTGTTTCTTTAGCCGAGAGTTCGCCAGTACCGTTGGAGTCGTTATCGGCAATAACGATCCCCTCCCCATAGTGCCTCGCTACCGCCTTGATGTTGCTTGCACTAAAGCACACATGGATTTGATAGCGGATATTACTGGCCTTCATAATCTCCCTGACGCTGAGTCCCGTGGCGTAACCCTCGCAGAATATCGGGACTCCTCCTGCATCCATGGTAAACGCTGCGCCCTTGGACGTTTGACCGTAGAGGAACTTCTTTTGCCCATCACCATCGATGAGTTGGCAACCGATGAGTCTCTTGTTGATACGCATTGGTATAACTAATATCGGCTGGCCGTCTTTTAGCCACACATTGCCCTCTTCGTCCTTAAACCCTTTTCGATCCAAATAGGGATGTGTTCCAAGCTTGGTCTGGTGCATGATCCAGCCAGCCTTGGAGGCCGCCTTCTCTGCGAGCTCCTCCCTCTCTCGGTTTGATCTCTCGATCTGTTGCCGTGCATCAATGCTGATTTCACTCTTTCCTTCAGGAAACCAAACCGCTGGCCTATCCATCGTAGCCCAGTTCTGCACCCAGCCGACATCCCCCAGGAATTTATACCGACCATTGTTGGACCTTGGCTTATCCTCTGTCGGTGTTGGAACCCAACGATTCACCATAATACGGTCCACAATCAGGCCATGAGCCTTTGCAAAATCTTCAAATCTCATGCACTTCTCCTCTTGGCCCATGCAATTTGCTTATGTTTAATCCAATTGATTGTGGCAACTGATGGCACTTTGGTCTGATCACTCAAACCTCGAGGCCACACACCGAACTTCTCTCGGTACTTGTGGCTGGCCCAATTCGGGTTGTAGTTCTTCACCTTTGCCATGTACAAAAGCTCAGAATAGAACGATTGCTTTTCATCTTTAAATGCTTTTGGGAGCTCACCCAGCTCTGTTAATCGACCTGGAACCTGTTCCACGGCCAATTTAACCTTCACATGACCGCATGCAGCGCATGTATCGCTGTTTTTTGGCCATAAAGCCCTGCACTTGGGACATTTAGACTCTTTTTTAACCTTTTCAGTCGGTTCTTTCTTTGCTTTTTCCGCCTTATCGTCTAAATCCTTAACCCCATCCTCATAAACTTCTTCCCATTCATCCCTGAATCTGAGGTAATTCCCCGAATGATCGAGCCACAATGCATACTCTTTTCCTGGATGTGTACGCATCACTCGGCCCATTTGCTGGATGTGCGAGGACAATGACTTGGAAAACGGCCTCGCTGACACGCCTATCATGACATCTGGGACGTCAAAGCCTCTGGTCAATATGTCCGTAGCGATCAAACCATGGATCTCTGTATCGGGCTTGGAAAAGTCTTCAATCACTTGCCTTTTGTACTCTGAATTGTCTTTATAGGATACAGAAACAAAGTTATATCCCTTATTGGCAAACTGAGCCACCAAGTCAGCTCCATGCGCCACGCCAGCGCAGAAAACAATCGTTTTCCTTGGCCGACCAAATACTTCATGCGTCTTTTGAATCCATTCCTCAACGATATCCCCTGTGATCTTCATTCCACGCTCTGTGACCTCTTCAGGGCTCCACTCTCCAGCAAGCTTTTTAGCGCCCGTCATATCGATTTCTTTGGAAATATATACCTTGAGTGGGGTAAGCCATTTGCCCTGCACCAGCGTGTTTGTGGTGGCTCCACAGACCACATTTGAGTAGAGTTCCCCCAATCCTTTCGTAAAAGGTGTAGCTGTTAGACCGATAACCTTCAGCTTGGGGTTGTTTTTAATCAAATTAGAGATCTGTTTACGGGTAATGTGGCATTCATCCACAATCAGTAAATCGATCTCAGGGAAGTGTTTACGCCTCTCAAGTGTCTGGGCCGAGCACACTTGGATGCGCTGGGTTTTATCGAACTTCCAATGCCCTGACTGATAGACGCCATGACTTATTCTGTACTTGGAGAGCCTGTCGCTGGTTTGGTCCACCAAAACGATACGGTCCAAAATCATGGCCGACTTCTTATAGTTCTCTGAAGTGGCCTTCATGAGGTAGATGGCCACCTCTGTCTTGCCAAATCCTGTGGGTGCATAAAGCAATTGCGCTCTGTGACCCTTTAAAAATCCATCTCTCAATGCATCAATGACAAATCTTTGATGCTCACGCAGTTCTAACATAGCTACCTTTCAAACGCCCGAGAATCCCCTCGGAGTGGGTTTATTTTTTCTTTTGCATGGCCTTTACTGTACGTAACAACTCTACATTGCGGTGCTGGAACATGTCCCGACTCTCCCTCAATGCTTTGTTGTCCACCTCGAGCACTTTAATTTGATCTCTGAGGTCGCTTACCGTCTCTTGGATGTCATCAATTTCAAATTCCGATGCATCCCACCTCTGAGCTGCAATAATGTCTCTAAGGGCCTTATTTTCCTCATCCAGCTGAGTGATTACATCGGACAACTCGGTGATCTTTTCCTTCAACTCTTTAATTTCCACCTGGTCATCGCTGGATAGATCAGGCTTTGTCGTAGGAGCTGGCTTGGTTGGCTTGCCAATGTTGGTGGTCTTCATCTTAGACTCTTGGCCGTGTTTGTTCACGTAAGTCTTGACCTCTGGTTCGACCACCTCGAGGGATTGCTTGATGCGTCCCACTGTGGAGCGGTTCACGCCAATGTGCTTGGCGATCTGGGCATTGCTCCAGCTGCTCCATTTCTTGTGGTTGAGCATGATCATCACTGCTTTGCGGTTGTCCGCATCGTTGTGATTTAAGCCATGCTTGTTGTCTCCCAAAGCAAAGAAAAGGGCATCGTCCACCGTGCCGTCTTTGACGATGGCATCGATGGCAGTGTTACCGATTTGTTTGTTGGCAAAGTAACGGTGAAACCCAGAAGATAGCCAGTAATCTGAGCCATCATGGAAGACGGTGATCGGTGGGAATACATCCCCATCTCTCATCATCTCTGCGTATTCGTCAACTTTGGTTTGGTTTAAGCTTTCACGGACTTGTGTACCGCCATCAATTCTGATGGTTAACATGTTTATCTTTTTCACTTTATCTCCTAGCAGGGTTTTGAAGTGTATCAAACTTTAGATGGTTTGCAACTCTATTTGAATAAATTTTTCTTTGGGTACGTCATAAAAGTATTCATCGCTCTCAATTCTGCGATTAGGTATTTCCACCAATGGACTCGCAAGTATTTCTGACACGCTGGTATACCAGCCCTTGGTGAGCGACCTATTGATGACAAAATAAGCCGTGGGCATGTCGTTGTCGAAAAGCTTTTTCTTTCGAGCCGGGATATGTATGGTTTGGAACGGACAGTCTTCCCAGTCTCTCATCTCGACTTCAGCGTAGCCAATTGGTACGGTGAACTCATTCTCAATGATCAAATCAACCTTGTATTTGTCGTAAGGCAAAGCCGTGTGCCCCCACTGCTCTTTGATGAATCGAGTAACTGCCTCTCTCGCTGGAGGATCGCATTGGTCATGTATATATTGGTCAAATGGTTTCGTTTTCATTACCTACACCCTTGGTGAACGATAGGCTCTCGAGGGCAAAACTCTGCCTAGGGGAGAGAAAACTCTCCACCCAGGTTCTTTACCACACCCTCGGAGCCACTCTGAGTACCCCATGTGGGTCAACGCCTACACAAGTGCGTCAACTCTGAATGCTTTCCACCGCTTGAGCAGCGTCTATCACGGCCATTCAGGTCAGCACATACCCACAGGACTTGAACCCATGGTTAGAACTGACAGCCCTACCATTTGCACTTGATAACTTCTTTGTGCATACAGGCTAAGTAAGAACGTAGTAATTGGGTGGACTGTGGTCTACACCTTGCGGTTTCCAACACTTCCCTCATGCCCAATAGCAACCCGATAGAATCTTAGCCAGACCAGCTAGGAGCAATACCATAAATGAACGAATCCATGCCGACTAAACGGCACAGAAAATTCAAATTTTTTTCGGGGAATTGTTTCAGGCCCCGATGGTTTTACTCCTAGCAGATAAATGAATACTATCAAACAATTTGGCGAAATGCAAGCGGTATAAAGAAAAAACCCCCCAGGGGGAACTGGAGGGCTTTTAATGATCATTGCGATCTGAGGGTTTCCGCCTGATAACTCTGCTAGAAGTTCCCATCGGGAGGGCGGAAGTCAGGGGGACTGACAGGCGGAACTTTATCATAATAGATCTAACTGTGTCAAACTATACAGTTTATGTGGTTATTCTCAAACAACCAGCCTATTGTTTTCCTGTGCGCCTCCTCCCAGAGCTGTACCCTTTCTTCCTTGGAAAGCTTACTTCCTTGGTCCAATTCCATGTGACACGGGTAGCACAAAGCTGCAATTCTGTAGTCATGAGCCTTTAATCCACGGCCTTTGCCGTCTCTGAGCTGGTTTGAGTGAGCTGCCACCACCGTCCCATCTTGGATGCCACAGTGCTGGCAAGGTGACTCTCGAATAAGGTTCAAGAGGTTCCTGTTGCGGTACATCATCGTTTCATGTCCCTGACAAACCTGGCAAAACTCTGGCTCGTATCCCCAAAGTTCTTCAGCTTGTCAAACTCCAGTGCCACTTCTTCAAGCACTTCATTACGTTTAAAGTTTTCATATGCAACATCAAACGCTTTACTTGCGATCCTCAGCTCTTCATGCAATGCCTCTTGTGTTTCCATGATTCTCTTTTGATCACGCTCAATGCGCTCGAACTCTGCATCTTCAGGTGTTTTCATCTTTGTCTCCTATAACTCTAATTCCAAACAATAAAAAGAATGCAAACCACGGGTGGTCATTCATTACAAAATAAATGATGACGGCAATCAAGACTAAATTGGTAATGGTTTGAAACCAATATGAGTTCATGTATTGCGTTCCTTCAGCTTGGCTTCAATGCGTCTTGCATAAACATCAATAGTCTGCGTTGGCAAACCTTGCAAGCACTCTTGTATTTCCTCATCAGTCAGTCCCACCCATTCACGCTGACCTTT